ATGCGCTGGTAGATCTGGCTGTAGTCACCCGCCGCATTGACGCCGGTGACCACGAGTTGCAGGCCGTATTCCGCGCTTTCGTCGCCGATGGCGGTGCGGTCGGTGTCGGCCAAGGTGACGACGGTGGCAGAGTCGGTGTCGCCGACAAACGACATCTCCCAGCGGTCCGCGGTGTAAGCGCCGGTTGTCGTAAACGGCCCGGTGCCGCGCTGCTGGATTTGAAACCGGCCGTTGAGTAGCAGGTTGCGGCCGACGTTGTCAGCGGCGGCGGCGGTCGCAAGCGCCGTCTCCGCCGCCATCGCCCGCGCCGTCTCAACCGCTATCGCCGCGTTGCGGGCTGTGACCTCGCCACTAACCGCCGCCGCCCGGGCCGTCGTTTCGGCGCCGATCGCCGCCGCGTTGACGCCCTCCGCCGCTGTGGCCCGCGTCGTCTCGGCAGTGACCGCCGCCGCCCGGGCCGTCGTCTCGGCGCTGACCGCCGCCGTCAGGACAGTCTCAGCACCTTCCGCCCGCGTCGTCGCAGTCGCAACATCCGCCAATCCCGCAAGCGTGCCGGCCGAAGCTGGCAGCGTGTAAGCGAAATCCCCCACCTGGTTAAAGATCGTGCTGTAAGCGCCGGTCGTGGTGATCTGCGGAATCAGGTCGAAAGCCGTGCCGATGGCAGCAAACTCGCTCCGCATCAGCGCCGACAGACCCGCCGCTCCGGTGCCGGGATTGCCGCTCGGGGTGTAGAAGGCGTTCAAACCCGCATCCCCCGCCGCATGGAGTAGTGGTGTATGATACTGTTCACGGTGTAAGTCCCGATGTAGTTCGTTCCAGATGTGATGGTGACCCGGACGTTCTCGGCGGTCCCGGTCTCATCGACGTCCGTGGGCTCCAGCCCCGTGCCATCCCAGACGAAGTTGTCCCAGACGAAACTATCCCAGTGCGGCGCAGACCCGAGATTGATGGCGGCATCGACCGCAGGAAGCTGGGCGATCTGATCGGAGTTGTATCCGAGCTGATAGCCGTACTGGATTTCAGCATAGCTATCCCCCTGCACCTCGATCGAGGCCGCGCGAAACCGCTTCAGAATGCGCGGCGATTTCACCGCGTCCCAGGCCGTCACGAAGTAGGCGGAAATCGCGGCGCCATCGAACGATGTGCCGACATCCAACTGATAGACATAGCCGCTCGCGCCGCCGGCATACGTCGCCTCGGTGTCGGTGATCAGCTTGGTGGTGTCGATGGACGTAAAGAGGTCAGGAAACAGCACAGGCGCGGAGCCGATGTATTGCTGGTTCAGGATCGTGCAATACAGCGCATAGCCATCGCCGAAGAACAGCCGGTACTGGCTTTTCGACCGGTTGACCGCCGATGCCACCAGATTGCCCCGCTCGCGCGCAATGAACGGCAGGATGTTCTTGGTCAGTGTCGAGGGCAGGAAGTTGCCCCAGTTCAGCGTCGTCTTCAGGGTGACGACGCCCAGGTCATCGAGAAAGAACGTGTCGAACAGGTTCTGCACCGAATACGGCACCGCGCCGATGCCGCTGCTGAAGGTGACGAGGTTGAACGTCGTGGGATCCGTGCCATACAGGAATGCCGCATTGCTGCGCAGGTAGACGCCCAGCGTCGCCGTGGTCTGGCTGCCGGGCAGGGTGATCATGCCGGTGATGGTGTCGCCGGTGGCGATCTCGCCGCCGCCATCCACCGAATCCCATTTGAACGGCGTCGCCGCGGCGCAGTAAATCAGCGAGCCGCTCTGCGCGAGAAACAGGAAATTCTTGTGGAAGCGGATGTGGCTCGGCGCATTCGGAGACCCCCCGGTCGAGATGGGTGCCAGCGTGACCCCGTCAAACTCAAACGGCGGATTGACGCCATCGCAGCCGTAGATCCGCCGCGTGGTCGGCTGGCCGGAGAAATTGCACTTCTCGAATTCGAACCGCCCGCCCGCCGCCATGGTAATTGGCGTCTGCGCGCCCGCCAGCGTGAGCGTTGCACCGCTGGTCGTGTGCGCGGCGCCGGCGGTGAAGTTGCCGCCGGCCGGGTTGGTGACGACGAACTGGCCAACAGCGGATCCCGCCGTGGCAGCCCATGACCCGGACTGCCACATCACCCGCTGGATGGTTGCGGTCACGCCGCCCTGGGTGAGCGTCTCGCCGTCGAACGGCTCCACGGTGCCCCCGGCCGTAAAGCTCACCAGGTTGAAGTACGGCACCAGCACCCATCCGGCCGGGCTGGCTCGGTACAGCAGAGCAGCCGTGCCGCCGGCATTGCCGCGGAACGCATAGAGCTGATCGACGCCGAGAAACGCCATGGCGACGACGCCCAGGACCGGACCGCCGCCCGGGACTTTGAGGATCGGCGCGCGGTAAACGCTCGCCGCCGCGGCGGTGTAGATCGCCGTGGTCTTGGCATCGATCGAGATCGTCAGGGCAGTCGCGGTGCCGATGGCGAGAGCAGGTGCGGTGCCGATCGCGCCCGTCGCGGGGGGCGCGAAGCCGACAGGCGGCGTGCCGACAAAAGCCGATTCGCCGAAATTGGCGGTGACCACGTAGCCGCTTTGGGTCAGGCCGGCGAACGGAAAGAGCGGGCCGCCGACAAGGCCGCTGATGTCATAGCCGGTCGCAGGCACCGAGGGATCGGCGGTCGAGACGTTAATGCCGTCCTCGTAAATGTTCCATCCGGGTATTGGAACAGCTTCAAGCGAACTGTCTAGGAACTTGATCCAAGTGCGGTTGTTCACCAGATCCACCGCAAAGCCGAGTGTCAAGTTCGAGCTCAGACGGCCAGTACTCATGTTGATCACCGAACCTGATGGTCCGATGAACACGTCTCCTCGATCGTACCCGTCGTTGCCCAGGGTTCGAATCGCCAGGCAATGGCCGAAGCTCGCGGTATGGCCGAAGTACAAGTAATCCTGTTGGCCGAAGCCGACACACGTGGTGTCGCCGTCTCCGGCGCTGGTCAGAGAACCGCCGATAGTGAACTCGAAGTAGTATTTGCCGCCGCTGCTCAGCGAAGCATTTGCGTAGGCGCCGGTTTGGCTGGCGCCGGTGCTGGTGATTGTCAGGTTGCCGCCGCTTAATGCGGCGTTGGCGCCCAGCGTGGCCGGATCGAACGCCATCGCGAACACGCCCGGCGTGGTCAGCGGGTGGGATTGATCGAAAACGCCGGTGACCTCGGTCACGACGATGTAGGGTATTGGCGCGGTCACCACGGCGATGATCGTCCCGGTGGCGCCGCTGACGGCCTGGGTGACGACCTGGCCCACGGTGGGGATGGTCAGGAAAGTCGATGTACCGAAGTCGCCGGGGGTGAAGTCGGTCGTGAAGTCGCTGCTGAAACCGCCGCACTGGACGATGCGGTAAACCGCGCCGGATGGCGAGGCGCGGCCGTCAATCCGCTCGTATCCCTCAACCCTGGAATAACCACCAAACTGCGCGACCTCAAAGTTGAGTGCGTCGCGCAACGCCCCGGGTTGGAGACGCAGCGATGGCGTCGTGAGATCGAGGCCGCCGGGGAACGGCTGGCCTTGTCCAGAGACACCGCCGCCTAATTGGGTGCTGGTGTACTTGACCGGCGCCCATTCCGGTTTGCGCGCCGCGCTCACGCCAACGCCCCGCCGAAGCCAATGCGCTGCGCGCGCACCGCCATCAGTTGCGCGCGCATTCGCGCACTTTCCTCCGACCCGCGCTGGTAGACCTCGGGCGCGCTCTCATAGCCGGCGTATTTCATCATCGCTCGATAGACGATCAGCATGTGGAACCGCGTCGGCAGGCCGAGCGGGATGTCCGTGTCGAGCACCATCACCGAGGGCGCGACGAAGTAATCAGCGGTCACCGTATAGAGCCCGTTCGGCGGCGGCCCGAGATTGAGCGACTGATCCGGCCCGACCGCGACCACGACAGGCCGCGTCTGGACCGTTCGCTGGGCGCCGAACATATAGGTGTCCCGCCAGGTGTCGAACGGGATCTCCTCCAAGAAGTCCTCGCCGGTGAACCCGACCGCGGTCGCGTAACTGCGGAACGTCTCACGATCCCACTTGCCAAAGCTATCGACAGCGACGCCGACCATGCCCGCACCGGTGCCCAGCGGATAACTGGCCTGGCCCGCGAGGGTTTGGACGGTCACGCCGCCGCCCAGCAGGTTACTCGACCGCATCCAGTCCCAGTCGTCATGATCCGTCTGTATGTCGGCCCAGGCATCGCCAACCCAGTTCACGACACGGCCGAGACTGCCCGTTGCACCCACCGTCGTCGGCAGCGCGGACAGGATCGCCCGGCCGGAAGCGACGCCGCACTCCACGCATGCGCGCTGGCAAAGTTGCAAAAACGTCATAGGGGTTACACCTCGATCGTGTGCAGCCACTTCGCGATCGACTGCACCCACAA